CCCGCCGCTAAACAAGGATAAAACCTGAAGGGTACTTCAAAAGTATTAATGAAAGTATCCGCGTCTTCTATCCGCGTTAGACGATTAAATATAAGCTGATCGGTGTCATTGTCGGGCGTAGGCCATACCTCAAGCTGCGGAGTAATTAATCGATTTAAAAAGAACTGACTTACTCGTCCCGTGGTGCTTTTATTAGGGATAGTTAGGTAATCGTCTCTACTTACCCGAGGTATAGAGTAATCGGTGTTGTCGCGTCGTAACGCTACACTTAATATATCAATGGTGTTTTGTACATTGGAAAAATCCACCGCAGCCGACAAAGTAGTGACTGTTCCACTAGTCGCTCCGGTAATGTTTTCACCGTTAGAAAACGTACCGGTAGGTATTGTTATCGCAAAGCTTGTCGCTGAAGGAACACTCGTAATCTGGCAGGTAGCTCCGCTTGTTCCACCTGTAATCGTTTCTCCCACTGTAAAGTTGGCAGAAGCGGCTACGGTCATGGTTAAAGTACCACCAGGATAAATACGAATGTTTTTAGACAAAGTAATCGTCGTTTGATCGATGGTCCACTGATTTAACCCTCTGTTGGCCCATTCGGCTAACAACAGGTTTAAAGAGCGTTTTGCGGTTTTCATGTCGTAACCAGTACGCACCGTTTTACCGCATCGCTCGAAAGCTTCCTCAATGTAGTCAGCTACATCAAGTTCAAAATTAGTGGACCCCGAGGTCGCCATTACCTTCTCCTACGTCCTGGTGAACCTCCGCGTTTCATTTTTTTCACAGCGGCCATGCCACCACCACGCATTCTCACAGGCTTTTTGCCTTGAGGAACTTTTTCTCCCATGGCCATACGCTTGTGTTGAGGAGTGTCCGACGAGTTTCGAGAACCTCCGCCCATCTTCTTAGCTTTAACCGGACCGCCAGCACCAAGATTTACGACTCTCTTAGACGCCGCTTTTTTCTTTTTGCTGCCTTTATCCATAGTAGACACAGCCGAGTAGGCACGTTTGCCCATTGCTTTTTCAGTGCCTTTGCTTTCATCTCGTCGAGATTTCAAGCTTTGTGTTTTTTTACCCTTGTTTCTTTCACCAAGAGATTCATCTAATCGAGCATTGTAACCTTGTTTTTTACGTGCCATGTTTAAGCCTCCGATAATAAGTTTCACGCACTCTAAGCATATCCATCAAACCAAATTGTTGCTCATACTGTTTGTAATAACCCGTTTTCTTTAACTTTTCTGCTGCTTCATGCAGTTTGGTTAAGCGTTGTATAAAAATCATAGCGTACTCGGTATCTAAAATAGACTTTAGATCTTCATGCGCATACACCAAGTCGTTGGGTTCATCGTCTGGATGAAACGCCATTAACCAAATATCTTTTTCAATAAAAATGCCTTGAGAAATGCCTTCATTTAAACCGTCTATATGCTGATAAAACAACTCTCGATCTTGCATAAAGTCTAGGTCAACAAGAATAACCAAATCATGTTTATCATCCCAAGTAGAAACAATAGTTGTTAAATCTTGAAAAGTTGAAGAAACTTTAAAGCCAATACCAACTTTATCATCGGCCCAAGCGTTTTCCGCGTAAGGACACGGAGGTAAGTTGTTGAAATTAGGGTTAATTTTTTCTAAAGCTTCTTTAGACCAAGACCTAATCTCATCTTTAATCGTTGTTTCTATGTTGTACATTTACCATGCCTTACAGGACCAGTAACGAGCAGAAAATTTATCTTTAGCCGTGTCACAATTATGACGCGCTCTAAAATTCTTGCGTCTACCTGGTTGGCTTTTTTTAATAGTCATTTTGGCATCACCAAAACGAACCAACTTTATTTCACTACCTTTCTTAGCCAACACCGCCGATTTTTTAGCGCCTTTAACGCTTCTTTTAGGCTTGTTGTAACCGGCAAAAGTCTCGCCTCGATATTTCAATCTACCACTGGGCAATCGTTCTACGTTCTTCGTAGTAGCCATTAGTTATAAAACACCGTAAAAGCGGCAACATCTGCTGCCAAGAAATTAACAAAAACCCCGTTAGAACACAGAATGCCTTCATCAGGGATGTCGGGGTAATCCGCAGTATTTTGCGTACCGGCAGTTTGCAAGCTCATTACAGTGTCGCCATTGTTTCCATTTTTAAAGGCCAACGGACCTGCACTATTGGTGTTTACAAAATAAATGCCTCTGATACGCGCCCTTCCTGCAAAAATCGTTTCAGAAACAGTGGTTCCACTGCCAACCGTTACGTTACCCGTTAACGCCCCGTCCACCGCAATCTGAGTAATCGTCTTAAATACGTTGGTCGTACTAACTGTTGCTGAAGAACCAGGACCACTAATAGTCTCTGTTACAGCGTTTCCGTTGGCATCTGTGCCAGTAAACGTAAAAGTTTTACCCGTTTCCGAAGAACCGGCAGAAGTTATTGTCGCGTTTCGCGCCGGAACTAACGTAGCCACATCTCCCGCCGTAAGAGCGCCGTCTATGGTTAAATTAGCTGCGCCACCAGTAGTTTGCGCAGTACAAACGCCATTTGGATCGGCAGCGGCAATCTCGGACGACAAGACATGGGTAGAAAAAACATCTGATCCCGCCATAAGTTACTCCTTAATTTCGCCACGCAAAATCATGGCTTTGTATGCAGCACTGCCAGGATGTGGTAATCCGGCTTTTGCCTTTGGAGCAGCAGCTTTTTTAGCAGGTGCTTTCTTAGCTGCGGCTTTCTTAGCTGGAGCTTTTTTAGTAGCCACGGTAGTGTCCTCCCAAGCTTCATTAATATCGGGAGTAGAGGGGTCATCCCCTCTAAACTTCCCGCTTTCATTTCGAGCACGTTTACGAGTTGTCGTAGCCATGCTATACGCTCAAGTTGTAAGCAACACCCCGATCTTGTGCAGTTAGCACATAATCGATACCCATGCTTTTAGTTCCGGTAGCATCGCCGCTGACCGAAATAATAGCTGGAGTCATATTTGCAGTAGGGACGTTGGTTGTATGTGTTCCCACCAGTTGCTTATCTACATAAAATTGAACTACTTCAGTTCCGCCGGTAACTTTACCTTTGGTTGCAGTAAAACCTAATGTAACGAAAGTTCCGTCAGTCAAATCATGAGTGCTTGCCAAAACAGTTTCTGTCTCAGTGTCTCCACTTTCAGTAATTAAGCGAAGCCTTGCACTGCCGTCATCTAATTGAAAACCAATACGGTTAGATGACAAAAACCCATTTTCGGGGTTAGTTGCGAAGTTTTCACACAGTCCCCAGAAAGCGTCCATTTGACCCACACCAGAACCTGATGTGCTATCTACATAGACTCGTGTTTCAAAGTAAACCATTTCACCTTGGACATTAGGAAGTCTGAAGATTTCATTAGCTTGGATTGATCCGCCATCGTCATCAGTGGTAGCGGCAGAGGTAATGACCAACACGCCATTAGCTACGTCTGCTGCAATAGACACGTCTGCGCCAGCGTCTTTAACGACAGTCCAGCCAGTGTCTAATTCCATTACGAAATCGTCCCACTTAGTGCATTGATCAGGCCATACGCCTATATTTAAATTTTCAAGCCCTTTCTGGGCTGCCGAATAAAGAATCGGG